CGCGTCCAATAATTGACGAAGAGCTGCAGTTGCAGTTCTAGACAGACCACCAATCATATGGATAAGACCGAAGCCATAGAATCCTAAACCCGGTAAAAATTTAAAGTGGGTAAAGTATGGAATCTTAACTTTGTTCGGATCTCCAATTTCATAATTTCTTCTGATCGATAAAACTTTTCTTGTAGCTTCTTCAACAGTTACAATGTATGGAATTTTTATTCCCGATGGCTCACCTGTTTGTTGATCTTGATCTTCAAAACCTTCTAGATCTAAATTTACGTGACACTCTAAAATAGTATAGATGTCATCGTCTTTTGATTTTCTTTGACCTTCTAGTTCTCGTTCTTTTTTCTCAACTTCGTTTTCTTGATAACCAGGTGTACCAAGTTCTATATCTAAATAGAAACCTGCAACTTGTTGTTTTCTTAATTCGTTTTTAGAAATTTTAATCCGGTGTATGACTGCCTCCGCATCATCTAATGAGGTAGCTGAATAGGGGACAATCAAATCATCCGCCGGAACAAACTTCGAAACTGCTTTACCAGAAAGTTCATCGTAATAAACTTTCTTGAATGTTGATCCTGCTAGAGGAAGATAGAACAACATTGAATCGAAGTCGGGCTCATAGTCATGCATTTTTTCCATGAGCTCATAATTCATATAATCTTTTACACGTTCTGACTGTTGTTGTTTTTCTGGAGTTGGTGCTCCTACTACTTGTGTTCTTACCGGTCCATCTGCTGGTAATAATTCTTTGTAAGCTAAAGCTTGAAACTGTGTAACAGCCTCTGCTAAAACTGGATGGGTTGCACCTGAAGCTCCTTGAAATGGTTCGGTTCTCATATCGTATTTAAAACCTAAAAGATCTAAACCTTGGGTATAAGTTTTTTCCCAATCTTTTCTGGACATGTTGTAGTCCATATACTTCTGAGTAAGATCACTTCCTAATTCGTCTAGGACATGATCCTCTAAAAATTCTGCTAAGTTTGCATAATGCTCATCACCACCTTCTGGCGAAGCGGCGTTAGGATCAAAGTCAACTGTAACTGATCCATCATCTTCTTCTTGTACTTCAACTGGACCTTTAGAAGATTCTTCAACTGCAATTTCTTGTTCTACAGATTCTTGTATCTCTTCTTGTCCTGGAACATTAAGTTGTTTTCTTGGCTCGTTTGGTAGAGCCTTGTCTATTTTGTCTGCCATTTATTTTCTCCAATTTAACTGTTTTAACAGTATTATAGTTAATATTCAACCCCTGAGGCATGGGCCCTGATTCAGGCGGCAGGAGCCAGTACTTAGGGTAGCTTGATGTTCTTGATTTGCTCATTGTATTTCCCGAATGTTGATGTTTGTTCATCTATTGCTTCAAACGTTCCTTCATCTAAAGGTTTCGACATAGTTTTAGCTAGAGACTCAGCACGATACTCTGGATCTTCTCTATAGTTTTTAGAAGCTAGTGCTACCTCTGGAGATATGTGATAAGCAGCAAATAAATCAATTGGATTATCTACACCTAATTCTTTAGCTTTAGCTACATCTGCTATACCTATACCTGTGCCAATAAAAGGAATATATTTTGCACTTTTCTTAGCTACACTTTTTAAAATAGTAGACATTGGTGAAGATTTTGTTTTTAAAACAACTCCTTTATCTGCTAACGATTGTATATTAGATTGTGCTCCTTCAGAAAGTTCAGAAAAATTTGATATGTATTTTTTTGCATTTAATTTTTGTCCAGGTTTATATTCTATCAACGGTGTATCAACTCCGTGTTTTTTTTGAAAGGCTAAAGATAATTTATTAAAAGATTCTACTTCTTCTATAGTTGCTGTGCCATCTAAAATTTTTGGAAAAATTCTACTAAAAGGTCCATCAATTTGTCTTCCTTTTATACTATTAACTTTCTTTTTTATAATTTGTCCAAGCTCTGTATAACCCGGTGCGTTTTCAAATGTTGCTGATAAACCCATAGCTTCATCTAAATTAAATACTCCAGTATCAATAGCTTTTAAAATTTTTTGTCTTGTTGTAAATAACTTCTCTCCTTTAGTCTTTAATATATTATCTCTAATTTTTAATTTAGATCTTCTTAACTCTTCACCAGCAAATTGTCCCCATTGATTCTGAGAGGGAAACTCTGAAAAGATTTCATCTAACTGATTTACGTTTGGTGTTTTTAATCCAGGCACTTCTCTAAATCCTAATAAAAATTCTTGATACTTAACAAGATCATTTGATATGTTTTGTATATTTTTAAGACTAGAATTTCCATAAACAAGTTTAGATAAATTTTTTACATCGTTTATTTCATCTGCACTTTCTAATGCAATATTATGAATTGCTTTTACTGCATCATCAAATGGTTTAGCTCTTAATTTTTTTGCTTTTAATAAATTTGCTTCAGCTTTTTTAATTCCTGCTTCAGCTGCTTCTTTAGTTTTAAAATATTTTGTTACTGTGCTAGGGCCATCAGTAGAACCTGAAG